CACGGTTACGTGTACATTTATCGGTTATTTAGAAGGGGTAGGATACGACTAACGTAAAGTGACGCATCATGGCGTTTTACAGCGGTCTTGACGGTCAGCTATACCTAGGGCCTGACAAAATTGGCAAGGTCCAAAACTGGTCGCTGAATGCGTCACAAGCCGTGCTGGAAACAACCAGCCTTGAAGATACTGACCGAACACTGGTTAACGGTGTTCGCAGCATGAGCGGAAGCTGCCGCGTTTTTTATTACACCACTGGCACTGGTGGCGGAACGTCAGACGCCAGTAAATTTATCGACAACATTATCAAAACTGGTGGCTCCGGCATTGACGACGGAGTAGATCCTATTACCCCGCAACAATCAGCGAGCGTTACTTTTAAGCTCCACGCAGACGCCAACAAATACATCGAGGTTTATGCCTGGATTACAGGCGTCAGCATGAACATGGCAGTCGGCGAAGTTATGTCTGTAGACGTTTCATTCGAAGTTAGCGGAAGAGCTATTCAAAGCACACTTGTCTGATGTCGGTTTACCTTGGATACACGGGTTCCGTTGAGTTAGATCGCGACTCAACAGATTCCCCAATCGCGACAACACTGGACCCCAGTGATGTCAACGTATCAAGGCGGCGCTTTTCCGTAGACTTCAATATCTCGTCTTTAGTTACAGGCGATCGCGTAGAAATCGCCACTACTGACGGCTCAACACTAGAACTCGTATCTGACCACAGCTACCCGGATGGAACGTGGTATATCCACATTGATGATGCAGGCGGCATCCGCCTGTTTGAAAGATTTGATGCCTCGCTGTCTGGTCAGCAAAGCGACGCTGTTCAGTTAGTCGCACCAAGCGCAGCCCAAAACATCACACTCCAAACCAAAAACGATCGCTACCGCTTCATGGCGCGGATTCGCGACTTCGAAATAACCACCAGTCGCGACACCGTAGACCTCACAGCCCTCGGCAACGAGTTCCGCGACCAGTACGAAAAAGGTTTGATTTCCGGCCAAGGAACCCTCAACTGCCTGTGGGAAAGTAACGGCTTAATCGCCGGCAGCGGTTACGGCGCAACTACCGCAGAGTTCCCGTCTTACCTGGCACGTCTGGTGGTTCGTGTGCAGCAAGGCGCAGATTTCCACGGCCGCTTTTTCATCTTTGCCGGAACACCAGAGCAACCTGAAAGCGTCTGGTACGAAACCAAGTGCGTTATCACCAACGTCGCTGTTTCGGTATCAAACGACCGCGCCATTGAAACACGAGTTGACTTCGTCACTTCTGAGCAAATTGTGCTGAAACAAGGCAAACCGCCTGCTTATTTGCTACAAGAGAGCGGCGATTTCTTGCTACAAGAGGACGGAAGCCGCTTACTTTTGGAAGATTAGAATACACCTATACAGCTCTACAGCTTGAGGGGGCAAAACCTTGCCAGATCTTGAGATTTCTAATCTGCCTGCACTGGCTGGAACCTCGCTGCAGGGCACTGATCCAGTGGCCGTTGCTGATTTATCAGCAGCAGAGACAAAAAAGATTACCGTCAAAGATTTTCTTGAAGGCGGTTTTGACCTAGTAGACGATGCCACTATTCCAGCGGCAAAAATTTCAGGCAGCACCATCAGCGCTGGCAGTGTCGGCACTACTGAACTTGTTGATCTATCAGTAACAGAAATTAAGGTTGCCGCCGACGCAATCACTTTTGCAAAATTTCAAAACGTAAACACCGACATCCTGCTGGGACGTTCCAGTGCAGGTAGCGGCGATGTAGAAGAAATCCCCTGCACCGCAGCAGGTCGCGCACTGCTTGACGACATTGATGCAGCAGCGCAACGAGTCACCCTTGGCCTTGGAACGCTTGCCACCCAAGACGGCACTTTTAGCGGCACAAGCTCCGGCACCAACACTGGCGACCAAGTCATCATCCTGACTGGTCCGGTTACAGGTAGCGGCACCGGCACCTTCGCCACAACAATCACCGCTGGAGCTGTTGGCACAAGTCAAATCGCCAGCGGAGCAGTTACTTACGCAAAAACTAACTTTGCCGACGCATCTATTCCAGGTGCAAAACTAGAAAACGACAGTATTACTGCACTTCAAATTGCGGCAAATGCCGTTGGTGCAAGTGAGCTAGCCGACATCTCAGTCAACACGAACTCCATTATTGACGGGGCAGTTATTGACGCCAAACTCAGCAGCGGTATCGACGGTGGAAAACTCAGCAATAACACCGTCACAGCCGCAAAAATCCCAGCGGAATCCCTAGATCGTGGCTTAGACAAAACCACAGGGGACATCGGCCACACTAACGCCGTCACCCCTGGAACGTCTAACGGTATTACATTTGATGCCCAAGGCCACGTCACCGGCACTGCAGCACTGACTGCAAGTGACATGCCGGTGGCAACCACAACCACCATCGGTGCCGTTAGCGCAGCTGCAGACTCTGGCCTGACCGTTAGCGGAACAGGCGCCCTCAGCATTACCAACACACTGACCGGTGCAACGGCTAACGGTATTACATTTGACGGCAACGGCCTAATCACAGGCACCACTGGCCTGGCTGCAAGTGACCTGCCAAAAGCCACCCCATCTGCAATCGGCGGTGTAAGTACTCCAGCTTCTGGTGGTTTAGAAGTCGACAGTGCTGGCGCACTTTCAATCTCAAATAGCGGTGTTGTCGCCGGAACTCACGCAAAAGTCACCGTCAACGCACGAGGAATCGTCACCGCAGGACTAAACCTCGTTGCAGCAGACATCCCAGATCTCAGTGCCACAAAAATTACCAGCGGAACCTTAGACGCTGCACGAATCGGAAATGACACGATTACTGGTGAGAAACTCGCTGACTCCTCAACGGTTACTTTTGCTGGCTCAGGTAACACAGGCGGTGTTGTCACCTTCCCCACAGCGTATTTCAAAGGCGAGTTTTTCTTCGACGCAGTCAACCGAGATCTTTATCTCTGGGATGGCAACGCTTGGCAGCCTGTAACAATCACCAGCGGTGAAATCGTTTTTGCTGGAACGTATGACGCTTCAACTAATCTTGTTGCGTCAGTAACGACTGCAGGCCAAGCCATTGGTTTGACTGTTGGATCTTCGCTTCCCTCTGCAGCATCTACCAACAGTCAGTACTACGTCGTTGTTAGTGAGCAAGGTACGGGAGCATCACCAGCACCTGATCAAGTACCGCTAAATCCGCCGGACATTTTGCTGTCCAACGGAACGAGTTGGGAACTGCTCGATGTTTCAAGCTTTATCGCATCGCAGCAAGCAACAAACATCAGCTTCACGCCGTTTGGTGATATTGCATCAACAAACGTTCAAACAGCTATTCAAGAGTTAGATACCGAAAAGTTGCCTATAGCAGGTGGCACGCTGACTGGTGATTTAACTCTCGACACAGGCGTAAACCTGTCTCTGACAAACGGTGATACAGGACAGATTACCGCTGCAACCCTGACTGCACCTCGGACCTACACCTTCCCAGATGTAAGCGGCAACGTCGTAACAACCGGCGACACCGGCACCGTCACCAGCACGATGATTGCTGACGGCACAATCACTAATGACGACGTTAGTGCTAGTGCCGGAATTGCATTTACAAAACTAGAGGATTTAACTGATGCTCACCTGCTGATTGGTAGTGCTACTAACGTCCCAACCGCAGTAGCAATTACGGGTGACATCAGCATCACCAACGCCGGCGTAACGTCGATTGCCGCTGGTTCGATCGTCAATGCTGACATCAGCGGCTCTGCTGCAATCGCAGCCAGCAAAATCGTTTCTGCCTCAACATCATCCGCAGGTGTTGTTCAACTGAGCGACAGCACTTCATCCACATCAACAACTCTGGCTGCAACAGCCAACGCAATCAAAACCGTCAAGGACATTGCTGATGCGGCACTTTCCGGCTCCGGTGGAACGATCACCGGCCAGCTTTTGGTCGGCACAACCGGCAGCCTTGTATTTGAAGGTACAACTAATGACACCACGCTTACCCTTATCGACCCAACAGCCGACCGCACAATCTCACTGCCTAACGCCACTGGAACGGTTGCACTAACCAGCCAGCTGGATGACGGTACATACTGATCACTAGAATGCAAGAGTAATTTCCGGCCAGGCAACTGGTGTTAAGGAATGGCCCTGCAGAATCTGCGGTCAAGTGAAGCGAATAAGCGGCCCGATCCAGACAATATGGAGAACGGCCAGCTTGCCGTAAATTTTAACCCTGCTAGTCCTGGCCTGTTTTTCAGGGATAACAGCGCAACACCAAAGCTTATTAAGGTCGGCCCAGTCCACGTTGGATCGTCCGCACCTAACAGCACTCCTGCAACCGGCGGCGAAACCGGTAACTCAGTTGGCGAGCAATGGCTCGATACAACAGGCGGTAACTACGATCTAAAGGTTTGGGACGGTAGCGCTTGGCGCAGCTTGGCCGGCGAATTTGTGAATGCCGACGGCGACACAATGACCGGCACACTGACTTTTGGAATTAACGCTGACACGAACGCGATAATTGTTCAAAACACAAGCGGCACGCAAAATGTCATCCGAATCTCAAAAGATGCTAGCGACAGTGGAAACATCTACCTAGATGATTCCTCAGGCACAAACAACGTCAGGTTTTTTGGTGGAACGGGTGACGCCTATTTTGCAGGTCAGGTTGGTATTGGCACGGCAAATCCTTCAGGAAGTTTGCATATTTCAAATGCTAGTCCTGAAATCAGAATTCAAGACACTGATGGGACCAATCAGATTGGCCGATTCCGTCAAATAGGAGCAGGCAGTTATTACGAAGCCAGGAACAATACGGGTGGCGGAAATCATGTTTTCCGCAGTTATAACGGCAGCGGTTATACCGAAAGATTCCGCATTGACAGTAATGGTAAAGTTGGCATCGGGGATAGCTCTCCTGACGCAACATTAGATATCAAAGCACAAACTTCCAGTGCTCTTCGTTTAGACCGAGAAATAACTGACGCCGTCTCATATATTGAGATTAACGCAGATCGAACCTCAGCAAATGGTTTCCTTGGTGGTACTAAATTTGAGTGGAACGGCACTGAAGTTGCGGGTATAAAAGCAAAATCAGGCCCTGACACAACCAATAAAGATGACGGACAGATTGTATTTGAAACAGCGTCTGCTGGAAGTGTATCTGAACGAATGAGAATTGACTCCAGCGGCAACGTTGGCATTGGACTATCAGATCCCAGTGCGTTATTGCACCTTTCTTCTTCTAATCCAAAGTTTATTCTTACTGACCCTGTCACAGACGTTGATCACCAACTTCAAGCTGCACCTGGTGCAGGAAATTTTGTTATTGACGTTGATGCAAACAGCGGAGCGAGTACGCCATCGCTGCTTTGCAGAATCAGAGGTAGCGACAGGTTACGCATCGACAGCTCGGGCAGCATCCGTATCGGGACGGGTAACCCAGCAGCCACCCTCGATTTAGATGGTAACTACGCATCAAACGTTACCGCCGTCAGCGCACTTGATATTGACTGCTCTGATGGTAATTACTTCACAAAAACTATTAACGCCAACAGTGAATTTACCTTTAGTAACGTACCATCATCCAGAGCCTA